CCACGGCCAAGCAGTAGGCCAAGGTTCAGGAATAAGACCGTATGATCACGGATTTTCGTTTCGGTGAGACGTTCATCGGCGGCACGATGCGAGCCTGCGGACTGGTTACGGTGATTGCTAATGTTTTTTGGCGGGATGCGGACGGTAAAGAGCATACGGACGCAGCACTGGCAATCATGCGGAGATCGTTCGGTGTGGGAAAAATGAATTTGTTGCTGCGATGTGATGCGTGGCAAGTGCGCGAGCCTGCAATGCTGATGACATTGGCGGAGCAGGCAAGGGCGCAATTGTTTAACGGAAGCGCCAATACCCACGAGATTTGCACAATTGCAGATTTGATGATCAACAATCTGGACGATTTGGTGCGCCACCCAGCGGAATCCGAAGCGGTCGAGCTGAAACGGCGGGAAAAGGAAATGCAACGGGATGGCCTGTTAATACGTGTCGGCGATCATGTACTGGTAGACGCACGATGAAGCAATCGGATCAAGAGCTGCTGAATTGGGCACACGCACTGTATCAGCGTGAGTTGAGCCTGCAGCAAGAGAGCTTGTATGAGCGGTCACGCGATGCGGACTTCTACGACGGGGATCAGTTTACGGCTGAAGAGCGAGCAATCTACGACCAGCGCGACCAAGTGCCACGGGTGTTCAACGAGATTAAGCCCACGATTGACTGGATGCTGGGTAGTGAGCGGCGGGCGCGGGCGGACTGGTCGGTACTGCCACGGTCGGAGGATGACGTAGAGCTGGCACAGGTCAAGACGAAACTCATCAAGTACATTGACGACATCAACAAAGCGCGGTTTTGCCGGAGCCTAGCCTATGCGGATTGTGTCAAATCGGGTGAGGGCTGGACGCGAACAGCGGTAGAACCCAACGAAGATGGGCATTTGATCGTCAAGCTCACGCATGAGCACTGGCGTAACATGCTACGCGATAGCACATGCCGCGATACGCTCAATTTCACGGATTGCCGCTACATCTGGAGCACAAAACCCGTTGAGCTGGAGACACTGCAAGCCTGGTTCCCCGACAAGAAAGACGCACTGACTGCAGACGCTGGGGATGAAGCGGATTTGATCATTGAGCAAAGCGCTGAAATGCAGCGTGCAAGCCCAGAGTCCATACCGGCGGGCATGTCCTACCGGCGCGGCAGCATGTCGATCATCGCACTGGCTGATCAATCGGATCGTAAAGCGGTGCGGGTGTGGGAATTGTGGTATCGCAAAACCGAGCGTGTGCAAGTTTTGCGGAAAGCTGGCGGTCTAAACGGTGAGCGGCTGGACGAGCAAAACCCACTGCATCAATTTCTGGTTAAAGAGGGGAGCGCTGCGGTAGTTGAGAACGTCCGCGAGCAAATGTACATGATGCTCTACACGGAATCCGTAGTGCTGTACCACGGCCCGAGCATATACGCCCACAATCGTTTTCCGTTCGTGTGTCGTACCGCATTTATCAACGACAGCACCGGAATGCCCTACGGCGCGATTCGCCAGCTACGGGATATCCAGTCCGATCTGAATGCACGGCGGAACAAGGCGCTATTCCTCATGTCCACCAGTCGCGTGATTATGGACGACGACGCGGTGGAAGATATAAACGATCTGGCGTGTGAAGTGGCACGGCCTAACGGCATCATTGCTAAAAAAGCCGGTAAGGAGTTGCAGATTCAGGACGGCGCGGTACTGGCGCCCCAGCATGTCGCCATGGCGGAGCAGGATGCTGCATATATCCGACAAGTCGCGGGTGTGACCGGCGAAAATCGCGGAATGGACACGACCGGCAAATCAGGCATTGCCATTCAGGCATTGCAAGAGCAGGGCACGGTACTGACGACGGCGCTAGTAGATAACCATGCCCTAGCGCACCAGTGCGAAGGGGAACTGATACTGTCACTGTGCGAGCAGTACATCGACCACGAAATGCAATTCAGGATCACCGGCGATTCACTGGATAAGCCTGAGTTTGTCTCGGTGAACACCGGCGATCCGGCAACAGACATTACCGCCAGTCAGGCGGATTTCATTGTTTCTGAGCGTGACTACCGGCAGACCATGCGGCAAGCACTGTCTGAGCAGATGCTGCAAGTAAGCGGTAGCATCGTGCAGGCAAGCGGCGATCCGCAAATGGCCATTGCCCTGATTGAGATGGCGATTGATCTGCAAGACTTGCCCAACAAAGACCAGATAACGTCCCGTCTGCGAAGTGCCGCCGGTTTGCCACCGAAAAATGAAACCGATGACGCGCGGGAAGCACGCGAACAAGCGGAAGCACAGCAAGCACAGCAAGCACAGCAGCAGCAGCAGGCTTTGCAAGAGCAAGCATTCCGACTGGCCAAGGCGCGAGCGGATGAGATGGAATGCCAGGCGGATGAGCGTAGGGCGGAAGCCGAACGTGAACGGGCCAATGCCGTCAGCCACAAAATCAACGCGACTAAATCCGCGTATGCGGCAGCGGCGCTCATCCAGAACGCGCCACACATCGCCCCTGTGGCGGATGATCTACTGCGTAATCTTGACGCGGTATTGCCCACGCAGACAAACACACCCGCTCTGAAACCGGAGTCGGCGCCGGAACAATCCGCGGCAATGCCGCAAGACACACCGCCACAAGGCGCTATGCCACCAGCGCTATAAACCGAAGGAACCTTGCTCATGAACACCGAAGATACCCGTGAAGATTTAGGCTTTGACCTAAGCAAACTGCCCGAATCAGAACGCGAAGCTATTGAAGAAATGTACGACGAATCCGGCGAAGCAGAAACAGAAGAAGCTACGCCCGAAGAAGCTACGCCCGAAGAAGCTACGCCCGAAGAAGCTACGCCCGACGCATTAGCTGCAGTCATCACGATATTGACCGAGAAACAAGCGGCGTTTGAAGAAGCAATGCAGGAGTACACCGATCTGGCCGACCAACTGGACGACGGCGATATTGGGCAGGGCAAATACGAAGCGGAAAGCTACCGGCTGAAAGCGAAGCTGGAAGCACTGGATCGGGATATTCAGGCACTGCAAAAGCAGCACGATAGCGTAGAACACGTTGTGGATCAGCGGGCGCAGGCAAAACACGAGGAGTTTGTACAGGCGGCTACAGCATTCCTGTCACAACCTGAGAACCAGATGTTCCAGCAGGGCACACCTGAATGGGCTGCACTGGATGCGCAGATTATCCATCTGCAAACCAATCACCCCAACATGCCATCTACGGAAGTCATGCAGCGCGCACGGCAAGCAGCAGTGGCGCTACTGGGAATAGCGGACGCTCCGAAGCCAACGGAAACGAAACCCAAGCGTGCAGACACCACTATCAACATCCCCCCGACGCTGGGCAATATGCCAGCAGCGGAAAGCAATTCCGGTGGGGAATTTAGTCACTTGGATAATCTCACGGGCGTTGCGCTGGAACGTGCGGTGTCCAAACTTAGTCCAGAGCAGCAAAGCCGTTATCTCAACGGCTAAGTAGTCCATGGCTAAAAAAATCTTTCATGACTGTGACCTAGGCGGGGTCATCATAACTGATGGCCCTTGTCGTATCGCGGTAATGCAAAAAGCAGGACGACGTGTCCGGCTATGTATTGAGTCGGATCATCCGGTTCAGTTTTTAAAGGCGCAGACGTGCCGCGATCATCACGACGAGGAAATGCATCATGTCTCAGACAGTGTACGGCGTTAACGACCCGAAAGCGGTACGCCACTATTCCGGAGCGCTGTTCGGCTCCACCATGGCCAAATCTTTCTTTGCCCGCAATATGATGGTGGATGCCCACGTCATCGGCAAAGACGGTCAGATGGCGAATGCGCCTGTGGTCATTATCAATGACCTGACCAGCGAAGCAGGCGACAAGGTGAGTTTTGACCTGTACGCCCAGCTTACCGGCCAGCCTACCTACGGCGACGATCCACTGGAAAACAATCTGGAAGATTTGTCGGCCTACACCGATGAAATCATCATCAACCAGGTTGCCCACGGTGTTGACGCTGGCGGCAACATGACCCAGAAACGAGTGCTTACCGACCTGCGTAGCACTGCTCGCGTCAAACTGAACGACTATTTCGCGGCCATGTTTGACCAGGCGTGTGTCACTACCCTGAGCGGTGCTCGCGGCGTGTCTAATCAACTGCTGATTCCACAAGGCGCAACGTCCGCAGTCGCTGGCACCAAGCCCTATGACACTTACGACAGTGGCCACATTGCTTATGGCGGTGTTGCGACGTCCAAGGCGTCCATGGTCACCAGCGACAAAATGACACTGAGCACGCTCGACAGTATTTTGACCAAGATTTCCAGCGAAGGCGGCGGTGCCGATGGTGCATTCAAGGTCACGCCAATCGACAAGGACAGCGATGATACCTACATCCTGATGTTGTCGCCAAAACAGGAAAACGATCTGCGTACCAGCACTAACACTGGCGGGTGGCTGGACATCCAGAAAGCTGCAGCAGGTGCCACCGGCGAGAACAGCAACCTGTTCAAGAATACGCTGGGTGCCTATCGCGGTGTCTACATGCGTCGTTATCAGCACGCGGTACAGTTCAACGACTACGGGGCAGGCGCAAACGTCCGTGCAGACCGTGCGGTGCTGATGGGCCGTCAGGCACTGGCCGTAGCGTTTGGTAGCGCCAGCTCCAAAGGTCTGCGTGCCGACTGGAAAGAGACTGAGCTGGACTTGGGCCGCAAACTGGCCGTGTCTGCACAGATGTGCTACGGACTGAAACTGCCCATGTTTAATGGCAAGGTGGTTAACTCGGTCGCCATTGATACGGCAGTCACTCCCTAACCCGATCCTCCCCGGCTAAAGGTCGGGGAATCATTTTTATGAGGATACTCACATGGCTATTTATTCTGCCAAGGGCTACGACATCAAAAACTTCCCAGCGACCAGTAGCGAAGCTGGCGAAGAAATGGTTGTCCGGGTTCAGGTGCTGTTTGCTACTGCGGTAACGCTGGCACTGAACGACACCATCCGTCTGTGCAAACTGCCAAAGGGCTTTGCGGTGACTAGCATTGAAATTGACAACGACGCGCTGGGTACTGCGGGTGTTGCCAGTGTCGGTGTACTGGACGCTACCGCTACTACCATGGCGGCGGCAGCGATTACCGGCGCGGATATGGCAACTGCCGGTATCAAAGTGGGCAACGCTGTTGCTGCACGCCGACTGGCAATCTCGGATACCGATCAGGTAATCGGTGCGGTCATGACCACTGGTGCCAGTGGGGCGCTGACTGCTGGCGCGAAGCTGGGTGCTATTATTCGCTACCGTAGCAAGCAAAACGTAGAGCCGGATTAATCCGGCTTTTTTGGGAGAGCACTATGAATAGTATCGAATGCCTAATCAAGCGCCCCGGCGGTACGCACGTCAGCATGGGCCACCATGCGGCGATGCAGCGTCACTACCATTTCAAGCCTGTCAATCCTGCCGACCCGCTATCACCGCATGTCTGCGATGTCGATAACGACGACGACTACGCGGCATTTATCGCCATTCGGGAAGCCTATCGGCGGCACAAGCCTGATAACGCTCCCGCGACTACGATTCCCTCGCCTAGCGATGACGCGCCACCTGTGCAGTATAAAAACCGCATGGATGACTTGTTATCAATCGACAATGTGGGGACGCTCAGTAATGAGTGGCTGGAAGAGTTCAGTCGTACCGTGTTGAAGCTGGACGCAGGTGATAAAGCCGGTCTGAAAGCACTGGCCTCGGAATATGGCACGTTGCCGAAGGGTAATCCCAGCAGCATTGCGCTGATTCGTGCGGTACTGACCGGCATGATTGCTGAGCAGAAACGCGCATCGGATGCAATCGACGAACCATTGGTTTAAGTGACTAGGCGGCGC